AAGCATTGACACTTTTACTGCTTACAAGAATTACATTAGCAGCAAACCTTGGGTTGCATCTAATTATTTACGTGACGCATCCAGAAAACCGCATTGGTTATGATTAAATTATGAATGATTTTTTATGGGTGGAAAAATACAGACCAAAGAATATTGAGCACTGTATTTTACCATCACACGTGAAGGAGACTTTTAAAAGTTTTGTAGATCAGGGAGAGATACCAAATCTCTTACTATCTGGAACTGCAGGAGTCGGTAAAACAACTATTGCTAAAGCATTATGCACTGAACTAGGAGCAGATTTTTATGTCATTAACGGATCCGATGAAGGAAGATTCCTCGACACAGTTAGAAATCAAGCAAAAACGTTTGCAGCAACTGTTTCACTTACATCAGGAGCAAAGCATAAAGTCCTTATCATTGATGAGGCAGACAACACTACCCCAGATGTACAACTCTTACTTCGTGCATCGATAGAGGAGTTTCAAAAGAACTGTAGATTTATATTTACATGTAACTTTAAAAATAAAATAATTGAACCTCTACATTCTAGAACAACAGTTATTGATTTTAATGTTCGTGGAAAAACTAAACAAGAACTTGCTAGTAAATTTTTTGAAAGATGTCGTGGAATACTTACTGCAGAAGATATACAATTCACTGATTCTGTGGTCGCTCAAGTCGTCCAGAAATACTTCCCAGACTTTAGAAGAACACTCAATGAATTACAGAGATATGCATCTACAGGAAAAATAGATACTGGTATCTTAGCAACATTAGGTGATGCAAAGATTGATCCACTTATATCAGCATTAAAGAATAAGAAATTTAATGATGTAAAGAAATGGGTGCAACAGAATCTAGACAATGATCCTGTATCTATCATGCGTAAACTATATGACAATCTATCTACAACAGTAGATGGTCCTAGTGTTGCTGCAGCAGTTTTAATAATTGCAGAGTATCAATACAAGTCTGCCTTTGTTGTAGATCAAGAGATAAACCTATTGGCTTGTCTTACTCAAATTATGTTGGAGTGTAACTTCAAGTGACTAACAAATTTATGAAACGACGTGAGAAGATCAGAGCACAAGTAAAGTCTAGATTTTACTATTTGTTCTGGGGAACTGCTACCTTATCTGTTGTGGCAGGACAAATTTATCTTGGCACATCTTATCGTGCTATGGCAAGATCAATGAACAGATGGTTTGAAGAAACTATTGATCTCATACAACAACCAATACAACCTAGGATACCTGATAGGGGACGTGGATATTATATGCCTGTTCCAACTCCAGATGATTATGGGATGACAATAATCGAATGAAAACCATAGGAATATTTCCAACAAATATCTTTGAGTTTCAATTACATGATCTCCAACTTCGGGATGATGTTTATAGTTATGTTGACACTCTTAAGATGACTCGGTTTAACTTTCCACATAGAGTCCTGAGTTCTCATGGTGATCTTCATAAACACGAAGAACTTAAACCATTGTATGATTGGTTTCATAAGTGTTTAGAAGAGGCAAGAGTAGCAGAAGGATTACAATGTGAAAGTTTAAAGATATCATTGTCATGGGCAAACTGGGCACCTCCTCAATCTGGTGCAGGTCACCCAATGCATAGACATAACTATGCGTACTACTCTGCTGTATATTATCTTACAGAAGGATCACCTACAGTCTTTTTAGATCCTGTAGATATTAGAGGGTTAGATACTCTTGAAATATTACAAGGAGATAGAGAGAGTGTTCCTAATGAAAAAGAAATAATTGCAGAACCTGGTAAACTAATTCTATTTCCTGGTTGGTTAAGACATTGTTCAGCACCACATCATGATGAGTTTAATAGATTTACTATATCATTCAATAGTCTTCCTGATGGTGCCATCAACGGTGGTCCTGGTGGAGTTCCAGTTGCAACCTTGAAAGTATTATGATGAAAACCCCATTGCGTTATCCTGGTGGCAAGTCTCGTGCTACAAAAAAGATAGCACAATTTCTTCCAGATCTTACAAAGTATAAATCATATCATGAACCATTCTTAGGAGGTGGATCTGTTGCATTATACATTGCTCAAACTTATCCTCACCTAGACATTTGGGTGAATGATTTATATACACCATTAATAGAATTTTGGCAAACCCTAGCATCTCAAGGAAATGAACTTTTTAACGAACTTATTCAACTCAAATATAGGCACCCCGAACCTTCGTCTGCCAAAATGCTTTTTCTCGAAGCTAAAGAATATCTCTCTAGAGAAACCTCGTCCACATTTGATCGCTCCGTTAGTTTTTATATCATTAATAAGTGTAGCTTTAGTGGTCTCACAGAGTCGTCGTCCTTCTCTGCCCAAGCCTCAGACAATAACTTCACCGTTAGAGGTCTTGAAAGATTAAAATACTATAAGGATATCATTGAAACTTGGAAAATTACCAACTCGTCGTACGAGGAACTTTACACTGATAGCGTGGGCACTTTTTCTTACCTTGACCCACCTTATGAAATCAAATCCTCCCTCTACGGAAGAGGAGGCAGCATGCATAAGGGATTCGATCATGATGAGTTCTACGAAAAATGTGATCAGTCTTGTGGACACATGATGGTATCATATAATAGTTCTCAGTTAATTAAAGATAGATTTAAAGATTGGGATGCACAAGAGTATGATCATACCTATACTATGAGATCAGTCGGTGATTATATGAAAGAACAACAAGAACGTAAAGAACTACTCTTATTAAATTATGGCATACGATGATCGCTATCCTCTAAAGGATTATCTAAACAGTATTAATTACAGTAAAGATTATCTTATGGATGAGGATCCTGACTGGGAAAAAAACTATCCAACATACGTAGTCAACAAGTGTATGTCACATCATATGGATACTATTGTCTTTGCTAATGAGATGAACAGGTATCCAAATTTAGATAAGCGTTTACAATATGATTTCTATATACATACTGTTAGACCCAAAAGGAGATTCTCCCCTTGGGCAAAGAAACAACAGGTGAAAGATCTTGACCTTGTGAAAAAATACTATGGATATAGTAGTGAAAAAGCAAATCAAGCCTTACGGATCTTAACTCCCGACCAACTTAATTACATTAGAACCAAACTGAACCGTGGAGGAAAGAGATGAATGATGTTGAATGGACAAAAGATGATATGGTTGAAGTCACTCTTAAAGAACCAGATGACTTCTTAAAGATAAGAGAAACTCTTACTCGTATAGGTGTAGCATCTAGAAAGGAAAGAAAGTTATACCAGTCATGTCATATCCTTCATAAGAAAGGACAGTATTACATAGTACACTTCAAAGAATTATTTGCTTTAGATGGTAAGAAAGCAAATTTATCTGAGAATGATTTACAACGTAGAAATAGAATTATTAAACTACTATCAGACTGGGGTCTTGTAGAGATTGTTAAATTATCAGAGGTAGTAAACGTAGCACCTCTAAGTCAGATCAAGGTAATAGCATACAGAGAAAAGGGAGAATGGATGCTTGAGTCCAAGTATAATATTGGTAAAAAGAGACAAGTATCAGAATGATATATAGAGTAGGTAAACTCTAAGTCATGGCAGAAGCAGTTAAAAAAGAAGAACCTAAAAAAGGTATCATAGGTAAGCTTAAAGAAGCAGCAGATGATAAAGAAGAGCAACTTGCTATTCTTAGTACATTTGTTCGATTATCTGTGTTGGTGTGGTCCGCAGGAATTTTAACATTAGCGTATGTTAAGTTACCTGCAGCATTTAAAATACCAGAACAAAAACTGGATCCAACTTTCATAGCTTCGGTCTTTACTGGTACATTAGCTACGTTCGGCGTACAAGCGGCTGGTAAGAAAAAGAATGGAGAGAACGGTGGCGGGGGTGCAAACATATCTAAGAAAGATATGGAGTTCCTTATTGCTAAGGCATCCGAAACTGCACCTGCTCAAACTATTAGGATCGAATCAGGTCCTGTAAAGATTGTCCCTGATAAGTAAACATCATGCAAAAAATTATTAATGTACTCGCTATTGCGTCTGCTGTTGTATCTGTTACCGTTGTTGGCACTGCTGGCTACGTATATGTTCGCAAAGATGCAATCATAGAAAGTATAAAAGAAAAAGCATTAGGCTCAGTCATGCCTAAAATGCCATCATTATCATCCCCTGTAGAAACAGATTCTATACCACCAGTAGGTGAGGGGTTTGGTATACCACAGTTTTAAGAGGTTATTATGAATAAGTGGATTGGAATTAGTTTAGGAACACTTCTAGGTGTATCACATATTGGTATGATTGGTTATGTTGCTACAAGAAATAAAGATCAAGTTCCTAGTTTAGATATCCCTGTAGGAGACTATACGTCTTATGTTGTACAAGCAAACAAAGAGGGATATAAGATAAGTTATACTGCTAACGATCCTAAGACAGCATATATCACTAAAGACATTAAGACTAAGGGTGGTTTCTTAGGACTAGCAACAGAGACAACAAAGGTTGCTGAAGAATACTTCATGGATGGTAAGACTAATCAGGGCGGTCCTGTATCTAATCAAAGATCTTGGATAGATCAACCACCTGGTTTGACAGGTGCACAGACACAAATGATAGATGATATCAGAAAAAGTGAAGCATGTATCAAGGCAGTCGGAAGTGCAGAAGGAACTGGTAGACTAGTTGGAACTAGCGTTGGTGCTGCAGCTGCTCCTACTCTTTCTTCTATACCATTCGTAGGATGGGTAGCAGCAGGATGGGTAGCAATGTTTGGTGGTAACCAAGGTGCAGAGATAGGTGGT